CCCGTCAGCATTGCCATGATCACAATGCTGACGGCATGTTGCCGCACTGTATTAAGCAGCCACTTCATCGCTGTTGTCCTGAGCAACTGAGCTCAAGGGGTTTGGGTAGTATGCCATCCCACCGTTACCGACTGGGAAGGAGATAAACTGTCGAGCAGCCAGTTCCTTGGCCGACAGCTCGCGCGGCTCATTTGCTTTGGCTTTCTTGACCTTGGCCACTTTGACTTTAACAGTCACTTCCTTCTTGGCCTTAGGAGCCGTAAACGGATTCTCATCTTTTGCGTTTGCAGTGAACAAGGAAAATACGTCTTGGCCGCATTCAGTTAACTTGGTAAAGAATTCAGCAGTGAGTGCCCATTTTGCTGCCGCAGACTTGGTCATTGCTTCGGGCAAAGCCACCATGTTAATGTCGGTGTCCCCCAATTTTTCCAATTGAGCAATACGCTTTTCGTCGGTGGCAGTACGGAACTTGAGCTCGCCTGCTACACGGCTGTAACCTACAAAAGAAATTAATTTAGACATCGACTACTCCTGTTTTGTTAGTGTAAGTACATTATAAGGGATTTGGTATTTTGCGTCAACCAAATAGTGTTGTTTTTACGCAACAACGGCGTTTAACTCATCAGCTTGGGCGACAGCAGATTCGTAATTGTTGAAGATTTTAACGAACTTTTCCAGTTGGAAACGCCCGGCAGAGTTGACAACAGTACGCGAAATGCCCCACCAAGTATCACTGGGATTTAAACTGTAAACTTCCCACATAGTTGACTCCGTTTTGTTACTGTAAAAACAGTATAGCATTTGGGCTATTTTTGGTCTACCAAAAGATGCCAAAAAGCAACAAAAACAATAACAAAAACTCTGCTACGCCCACTAAAACTAGTGTGGCTAAATTACAACAAGTACTGTTGGGGTGATTTTTTATCATGTTCTTAGTATAGCAAATAGTGGATTTTTGGTCAACAAAAAGCCCCGAAAATCCAGGGCTTGAAGTGTGGCCTTTCAGCAATAAGTTTGCTGGTTACGGATTCCAGCGTGTACCTTATCTTGTACCCGATTTACTTTGCAATCTGCGACCAAACTCGAGAACGTATTGCATCAGTTAAGCCGTCTGGCAGTGCTACATAATCTAATTCAGAAGCTAAAGTCTTGCCGTTACGGAACGCCCAGTCGAAAAACTTGATAACTTCAGCAGAAGCTTTTGGGTCAGCAGGTTTGGCATATACCAATATGAAACTAGCGCCGGCAATGGGCCAACTTTTGGCACCAGCAGCATCTATAATACTGATGCCCATGCCTGGCTTACTGAACCAATCAGCATCAGCAGCGGCCGCAGCAAATGATTCTTCGCTAGGATTGACATACTGACCGTCGCGATTTTGCAATTGAAGATGTTTGATATTGTTCTTTTTGGCATAGGCATATTCCACATAGCCAATAGCACCGGCAACTCGTCGCACATTAGCAGCCACACCTTCGTTGCCTTTGCCACCTACTGAGCTGGCTGCGGGCCATTTGACAGCATTACCTTTGCCAACATTATCAGCCCAAGACTTGCTAACTGTGGCCAGGTAGTCAGTAAAGTGATAGGTAGTGCCAGAACCATCTGCACGATGTACTACTGTGATGTTTTGATTAGGTAGATTCTTGCCGGGATTGAGTTTTGCAATCTTTGGGTCATTCCATTTAAGGATCAAGCCTTGGTAAATGTCAGCCAGGACCTGTCCTGTTAAACGCAGTTCACCAGGCTTGAACCCTTCTAGGTTAGCCACTGGCACTACCCCGCCTAAGACGGCTGGAAACTGTAACAGGCCATTTTTGTCCAGTACATCGCCGGCAACCGGAGCATCGCTTGCACCAAAGTTAACTGTCTTGTTTGTGATTTGTCTTACGCCACCTGAACTACCGATTGATTGATAGTTAAACTTGACACCAGTTTCTTTGTTGTAGACTTCGGCCCATTTAGCGTAGATGGGATAAGGGAATGTAGCACCGGCACCTGTGATTTGTTGAGCCGATGCTGTGAAACTTGCCACTGCTAATAATAGTACAGCTACTATCTTCATCATTGTCATATCTCCTTTGTGACAAGTATTTACAATAATAGCGGTACATTATTGTTACATTTGTGTTACAGTCGTCCTGCCCGTTTGTATTGCAAGGCTGTTATTACTGTGGCCACTACCCAAGGCAGTCCTGCTCGTACCCAAGTCTCCATGGCTGTTGCCCAAGCTTCGACCACAGGTTCCTTTAACAACATCTGTACAGCCACAGCAAACAACACAAAACTGCCTATGAACACTGTGTCTGGCCAACGAGTCAAGATGCGAGAAATCATTGTGGAACCAAATATAATAATGGGCACAGATACCAACAAACCAAAAATAATAAACCACCAGTTACCGTTGGCAGCAGCCGCAATGCCTAGCGCATTGTCTATGCCCATGACAGCGTCAGCAACAACAATAGTAGACATAGCAGCCCAGAAAGTGTCTTTGGCTTCTATTTTATGATCCTCGTTGTGGAATGCCAACCGCCAGCCTATCCACAATAAGGCAACACCACCTATTAGTCTTAATCCTGGAATCATTAAGAGATAAGTCAAGGCAGCTACACTTGCAAAACGCACAGCTAAGGCACCGAATGTGCCCCAAAAGATGGCACGTTTTCGTAGGTGTTCAGGTAAACGATTGGCGGCCATGCCTATTACCAAGGCATTGTCGCCGGCTAATACTATGTCGATTAATATAATGGCCAGAATGGCCCAAGCAGATGCAAGAAATAACTCCACAGGAGTCTCCTAAAAGAATTGGTCTTGCCAAGGACCTATTCCCCCTGACACCGGGTATCATTACAATACCGTATTGACGATGTCAGGACCTACTTTACGTAGGCAGGCTACTCCCCATGATTGTATTTATCCTACTAGCACACGGCATACTGATGTCATTACAGCAGCAATACGCCCGATGTCACGAAGTTGTTCTACAGTGTAGCCTTCCTTCTTGAGTGTTTCGTAATGTGCTTTAACACAAAAATGACACTTGCCCACAATGCTGGCAGCAAGACTGTAAGCTTCGAAACGAGCTTTAGTTGTGCCGCCATGTGTGGCAATGGCATTCATACGCAACTGTGCTGGCAGACCTGTCAAACGCTCGTCTTCGGCCATTTCCACATATGGATACCACATATTGTTCATGGCCATCAAGCTGGCTGCGGTAAGCGCAGCCGTCATCGCAGGTTCGGCATATACTGGATTGTCCGAAAGCATAATGCCCAACAACTTACCATTTCCAGTTGCCGCCAGTGCCGCCACGGCACACCCCATTGCTACATCAGCATCAAGAGTGCTACGCAATAACACCGAATCAATGTTTAACCTTGTATCTTTGGCATAATCTGGTAATGCCGGTTTAACTACTTCAATAAAACTCATTTTGTTTCTCCTTTATACATTTCCTAATCCAATTCTACTATAACCCAACTTTGATTTAATCTCTTTACGGCTTTCTTTATCTACTGGGCGAATCTCTGGATACTTGCGTGGCTTGTTGGGCCATCCTCTTGGATCTACTGTTTCACCAGTTAGCACATACCGAAAGTCTGGATCATAAACCATATTGCCAGAACTCTTGGGCACAACCTTACCATCCTTATGAACAAAGATGACGCCTCGTTGCATACACCAACTCCAGCCTTTGTCTGTCATTACATTGCCGTTGACTGTGCCAACATACTTGACTACATTGCCTTTGTGCATTTCTCTAACGGCTTCGTGATAGTCAATCATTCTTCTACTCCGAAATGTTGTTTAATCTCGTCAATACATTGCGACCCACCATTCAACCAAGTATCAACACTTTCAGGAACAGGATCGCTGATAACTTGCTCACAACAACCAATACATTCTTTCACAATCAACTCGGCGAACTTTTCTAACTTAGTTGGAATACCTTCTGGATTGTATGTAGGCAATCCAGCCTCGTGAGCAAGTTCTCTAATTCGTTCGTTCATTTCGTTTCCTTACAGTTATCAAAGTGCCACCTTGTCATAGAACCGCCACTACCTACTTTACCGCAATGAGGACAAGTAAAAGTTTCCTTCTTACCCTGATTAGCCTGGCGTAGTTTTTCTTTAGTTTCCTCGCTTGGTGTTTTACCATAACTTGGATTATTACTACCTAACTTTGCATGCCTAATCTTGTCTCTTGTCTGCTCTGTGAATGGTTTGCGTTTCTTCCCTAACTTTGCTTCACTTTGCTTCTTACGAGTTTCCTCTGATGCTACTTTGCCTCTATTAGGACTTGGCTTGCCTCTATTAGGATGAACCTTTTTGATAGACTCGCTTTGTTTCTTACGAGTGTCCTCTGATACTTTTACACCTGTTCTGGTAAACTTACCATCGCCGTTATGTTGGTTAAAACTCATTGGATTGTGTTTAGCATCTAATGACTCCAACAAAGTAGTTTCCAGTTTAATCATCTCTTCTGGGCTACCAGTTTTGATGACTTCTCGTTTCCACTCTGTTGGATTTTGTTTTATCAACGGTTTAATAAGTTGGCTTGAACTAATGTAGCCATCTTGGGGATGACATCCTTTAGCGGTTCTACAACCAATGTACCACTTGCCCGTAGGCAAGTGTGTCCATTTATAAACGAATGATGTATGAGTGATAGTTTCCATACAAGTATTTATCACTCATTACATTATTCTGTGCCATTATAGTGTTTCGCCGCCGACTGTACGGTTGCAAGCACACAGTTCGCCGGTCTGTAGTGCGTCTAATACACGCAAGGTTTCTTCTGGGCTACGACCCACGTTCAAGTTGTTGACAGTGACATGTTGAATAACATTGTCTGGATCAACGATAAATGTGGCGCGAAGTGCTGCACCAGCTGGAGCATAGAACACACCTAGTTGCTCAATCAAGCTCAACTCACCGCGCTGTGTGTCAGCAAACTGTGTGTGAGTAATTTTCTTTAGATCTTCGTGTGCCGACTGCCAGGCAACTTTACAGAACTCATTGTCTGTGCTACCTGTCAGCAGCACAGCATCACGGTCGGCAAAGTCGCCGGCCAACTTGTCGTATGCCACAATCTCTGTTGGGCAAACGAATGTGAAATCTTTTGGATAGTATACAATTACTTTCCATTTGCCTTCGTATGACTGTTCTGTGATGTCAAAGAAAGCGTCTTGTGGTTGGCCTGGCTTGACGCCGGTGATTGCGAATGGGGATAGTTTATCGCCTACTGTTTTCATTTTGTTTTCCTTTTGAGTTAAAAATGTACATCAGTATTTGTACTGACTTGAACAATTATATATGATCTGCGACCTATAAATCTACGGATTTTTATAGGTTTTTTCTATTGTATTTTCTAATAGCAGTTATTGATTATTTTAATTGACCAACCAAAGGTAAGAAACAAACAAGCAGGTAAAGTGCAGGCTTTGATCAGCGCCAATGGTCACAAAGAACCAATGTCGCTTATTCTGTTGCCATAGTCGGCTGCTGATTCTACTGGTCACATAATCTACGGCGGCGTGCATCACTGCATTGGCAATGATCCACCCAATACTGACCGGAATTAAGAATCCCGCAAAGGTCAAGGGCAAGCTGTAAAACAACACATGTTCAAACAAGGCCAAGTTGCTTTTGCTTTTATTAACGGCATGATAATCGCTTTGTAGAATAAAATCGCCCACAAAGTGCGCCCAAAGAATTGTTACGATAGTTATAATTGAAATGTCCATGCTGTATTGTACAACAAATTTTGGCATATAGCAACATTATGTGAGCCGTTTTAACCCACTGTTTTAGATGCCACACCAGAATAAATACCTATAGAATACTATCACAGGAGCAACCTATGTCAGACCAAAATCAAATGAGTGCCAGCGAGAAAAAGAAAGAAGATTGGATGAACGCCAAATGGCGTCCAATGATGGGATGGATGTACATGATTGTGTGTATCACAGATTTTGTGCTGTTCCCTGTTCTTTGGAGCATGGTACAGGCCATACACGGCGGCAACGTCACTAGCCAATGGCAACCAATTACACTACAAGGTGCTGGATTATTCCACATCGCCATGGGTGCTGTACTTGGTATTGCAGCAATGGGCCGCACACAAGAAAAACTAGCAGGTGCCAACAACGGCGGTTTAACCGCTCCTGGCAGCTTTGGAGCAGCTCCAGCGCCAGCTCCGGTCGCTAACAGTTACGGTAGTGCACCATTAGGTGGAAACAGTGCCAGCACCTTTACACCTACTGCACCAGCATCCAGCAGCTTTGGTGGCATCAGTGCCGGCAAAGCAAGACCTGCTGAACCAGAATACCCAGCACGATAAATTAAAAGGAAACAAAATGAAAACAATAATTACATTAGCTATGTGTTTTGCTTTAGGCACTGCCTGGGCACAAGATGCAAAACCTGCCGAAAACAAAGGCGAGAAGAAAACAGTTTGTACCGATGCCAAAGACAAAAGCGGCAACGTGATCAAGAACAAGGATGGTTCTACAAAACAAAACTGCAAGACCATCACTGTGCGTAAGAAATATGATGCCACTGAAGTGCCAACTAAAAAATAAGGAGTAACAATGGCTTTTAACTTTAATTTTACTGAGCAACAACTGGCACAACTGATTCCGGGTAATCCCTATGTGTCACAATGGTATCATGCTCTCAGCATGATCCTTCCAGACTACAACATTGACACTGTGCCTCGTGTGGCTGCTTTCATTGCTCAATGTGCCCACGAAAGTGCCAACTTCAAGTTCTTGAAAGAAAACTTAAACTACAAAGCCGAAAGCCTAATGCGTGTATGGCCCAGTCGTTTCCCCAACATGGATGTTGCTCGTCAATATGCCATGCAACCTGAAAAGATCGCCAACAAGGTCTATGCTGATCGTATGGGCAATGGTCCTGAATCATCCGGCGACGGTTGGCGTTATGCCGGTAAAGGTCTTATTCAGTTGACTGGCAAAGACAACTACACTCGTTTTGCTGAAAGCATTGAAACTCCGGTGGAAGAAATTCCTGACTACTTGGGTACCTTTGAAGGTGCTGTGCAAAGCGCCTGCTGGTTTTGGGAAGTAAACAACTTGAATCAATGGGCCGATGCCGGTGATATCCTGACCCTAACCAAACGCATCAACGGTGGTACCATTGGCTTAGAAGATCGCAAGAAGCACTATGCTCATGCTCTACATGTGTTGGGCGACGGTGGCGGTCATGCAGTGGCCGAAAGTCACACACCTGCTGCCGGTGGGGTAGATATGAATAGTGTAATCCGTAGAGGTAGCCGCGGAGACACAGTGGCCGCTGTACAGGCCAAATTGGGTCTAACTGCCGATGGTGATTTTGGTCCTGGAACAGAACAGGCTCTTAAAAACTGGCAAGCTGCTAACGGTTTGGTAGCCGACGGTATTGCTGGTCCTGCAACATTGGCTCGACTTTTGGGATAAACTTATGTGGCAAATCATGTGGTTGTTATCGTTATTGCCGGCTTGGTTCTGGCATGTACTATTGGGTGTGACCTTAGTCACAATAGCAGCCTCATATTTCCTACGCATGATTCCGTTTTTTGGTGCCAACGCTATCCAGCTACGCTTTGTGGCCACGATTCTGTTGATCTTAACTGTATGGATGGAAGGTGGCTTATCAAATGAAGCCAAATGGCAAGCCAAAGTGCAAGAACTAGAAGCCAAGGTTGCTGCGGCTGAAAAAGCAGCAGCCGAAGCCAATGGCAAAATAGAAACTGTATATGTGGATCGTGTACAAGTGGTAAAAGAAATACAGTATGTGACCAAGACACGCATCGATCGTAACGCAGCAAAGATTGATCAGAACTGTGTGATTGATCCCGAAGCAATTAAAATACTAAACGAATCAGTGGTTAAACCAAAGAAATGAAAACTCTGTTAATTCTAATTGTGGCTTTATTAACTGGCTGTTCTGCCGTGCCAGTTAAACGTACATTCC